ATTCTCACGATTTCGTGCCCCGCTCTCCTTAACTCCAACTTTCCGTGCTTAGAAGATCAGCGAGACAAAAGTATATATATAAACCATCGCGCTAGCTTGCACCCCTTGCGAAAATCTCACCGCATATATATAAATACATCTATACATATATTATATATCTTCTAAACTACATCGAGAAAACCTCGACACATACTACCTCCACGCACTGCGTGGCGTACTCTCACGATAGCCTATACCAACAGAATACTCGAAAGAGAAAACACTTCTTACATCTACTAGAATGTCCGCCTACTCATATTCATCGACCAACAAATCCCTTTCAGCCATCGTGGCTGAAAAAGAAGCTCAGAGACAGAAACAAGTGGCAAAAGATATTAAGAAGAAAGACTCCGAAGACGACCTTAAGGAGTTTAAACCTTTTAAAGCATATCCAGCTGTAGATCCAGAAATTACACAGCTGGATAAGCCAGATATGGTTAGGCAGACATTCGAAAAGATTCCAGGCATGTCTCCTCTCCATCCAATCTCAACGAAAATTGAAGGAGTTGTTATGCCCCCTGGTAATAAATCAGGTGTAGTGGTGAACTTTATGACCAACAACTTCACGTATAGCAAAGTGGATGGTTTAGCAATAGCCGAGCAAGACAACCCAGAACTATTAAAAACGATTACAGGAAAAGCACTTATGAAAGACGTAAGACAGTTCTGTCGAACTCATTATATGGGAAATGGAACAATCAACGGACTGATCAAACGAATGAAGGACCAGATCACATCCAAACCAACAGCTGTTATCACTCAAGATAAGTTTGAACAGATATGTGCTATGTTACCACAATACTCTACACCAAAACTATCTGGGGATGGAGCTACCGTTATGGGTATCTCACCAGAAATGAATATGGAAGCAGCAGCAGGAGCTCCGTATTTCCTTCCCGGAGTGAAATTCAAGGACGTTATCGAAGATGTAGTGTTATTAGCAGAAAAGTACCTAGTTATTCTCAAAGAAAAGGGAGCAACTGGACTTAATCAATACTTCATTGATGAAAAAGATCCTCACATGCATGAAATGGTCGCCTTACTGTGCCCAAAGAAAGATGTATATGAACGCAATGAGTATTGGACAAAAGTCAGACCATTTGGAGTGTTCCCAGCTGCGCTTCGAATACTGTTTGCGTGCCTCACCACCGCAATAAAACCTCAGATGAAAAACTTCTTAGTTGATCCGACCTCCATATCAGCTCTGGGGATGTCTTGGACTGAAGGTGGAGCTCGGTCATTGCTCGACTATTTCAGTCATAAACTGGACATCCCAGGATACTATCCGTTGTCGTGGGGCGATGATCAACTCATTCTCGTCGTAGCAGAAGACCATTCAGCAATCCTGATGAACCCAGACGTCAAAGGAATGGATATGAAGATCGATAAGAATAAATTTGACCTATATAAAATGTGGATGTTGTCATATTTTGCTGGAAAGCCTCTCAACTACGACTCGCGCGAGAAAATTCGAGAGATAAGAAAGCAGATTCCAGTCGAAAATCTCGACAATAAGTGGATGAGCTGTATAAATTTCTTTCACCACTACTTGTGTAACACTCCTGTGTTGTACTATAAACAATATATTGCGTTAAAAATGCGAGGTCTTTTGAGTGGGATTAATGCAACAACACTTATTGATGAACTGGCATCAGCTGCGATAAATGTTGAGCTCAAAACAGTACCAATTCCAGCTACATTCAATCCGAAGACAATAGCAAAATACAGAAGTGATATAATGAAGAAAGCGACAGACATCGGCTTTCCGTTTAAAGAAGAGGAGACTCATATACAGCTCTTTTCTCTTCCTGACAAGAAGATTCCTTTGCCAAATCTTGTTGAAGGAGATAAGCTTGTACGACTGCCCAAAGAAGAAGTTATAGGTCTTAAATTCCTAGGACAGAAGATCGCTCGATTTACATTCCCAAAAGAAGTTACCGATGATGGAAAGCCAATGTCCATCTTTGTTCCGAAAACCGACCAGGTACCTTTGCTTGCAGGGTGTGCACTTAAAATACCTGACGAGAAAGATTCTAACATTCGAGCAGGACTACTCATGTGCGGAATTCTTGGGAGAGGTTTTAATGCCATTACCGATGAGAACTCATACAAATATCTGAGATCGTTATACAACAGACATGTCTCTATGAATCACCATACCATCGCTCAACCTCAGAGCGTGGATGTTGGTTTTGAATACCTTCCGCTTGCAGAGGCATGCATGGCTGCGGAATATCCTTCTATCTATTGGTTCGCAAAGGTTTATGCAACGGAAGAGGAGCGAAAAAACCTTACTAAGGTTACGCTTACTATGAAATCCGAGAAAGCAGTTTCATCTACAACTGACAAGGTTAATGACTCTTATGCTAAGATGGCAATGGTAGGAGAAGATCTTGGGGGAGAAGTGGAACTTCAAGAGCATCCTAAACTTCAAGGCACAAGAATTCGTCATGCGCTGGAGTTAGTTCAAGATGACCTCGAAGACATTGCTGATGGGCCTCTTAGCAGCGCAACAATGCATAACCCGGCGAAAGCTGTTGGGAAGGCAGCTGTACAGGAGCCTGTCGTACCTGCCATCCGTTCAGCGAACTTTGAGAGATATAAGCTTAAGTTCGAAAAAGTCCGCTTGCAGCGTGAAAGATTGAAGAATCTCCAAAGTAGGTTCAAAGGTATGAGAACCTATGCAGGCAAAGAGGAAGATGACGAATTTGATGATATCGACGATCCTTCAGCTCAAGATGAGATTGACGAGTACTTGAGAATGAAGAACGATGTTCAAGATGAGGAAGATGAAGAAGAATATCGACTGTGGGAGAAGTTACACAATGAAGACCTCCTACGAAGACAGCTTGAACGGGAAGAAAAAGAAGAACGCGATTTCCGTAATGCCTCAGATGACGAAGAGACGGAAGAAGAAAAATACTATGACCCGTGGTCGGAAGGCGATTTTGCAAACGTCAATAAGAAGCTCGGAAGATCAGCTGAATCTGGACA